CAACCGTGCGGAGAATCTTGGTTACAACTCAGATGGATCTGACGGAAGAGCCTTGTACGAGGGAAGGCTGGTCGGAAACGACAGGGTGCGGCACAAGAACATTTCCGGAACATTCATTGACTGAGGAACGTCATGGCTGACATTGAAGCGTCCTATGTAGTTGGCAGCGACGAGACGGTCACGCTGGACGAGACCCGCTCGTACACGCTCGTGTGTTCAACAAGCGGTACGGTCGCCGTGGACGACGGCGGGACAGCCGCCATGCACGCAACAAACTCGCCGGTTATCGTTGTGGGTCCGGGCGTCGGCAAGCTGGCGTTCGTCGATTGGCGGGGAGCTGTTATTCCAAGATCAGATTCAAGAATGTAGGAGAACGAGATGAGTCAACGACATGCAGTTCAAGACGCGACCGGAGTTCTTTCCACCGACGACGTAGGTGACCAGCTCATCACCTTGCAGGCAGTCATTCCGACAAACAACGACAACGCGGGTTATGCAGTGGGATGCCTGTGGCTGGTCAGTGACGCCAGTGCGGCGAAGAACGCCTACGTCAAGACGAACACGACGGGCACGATCTGGGAAGCACTCCACTAGCACCCGACAAGGAGGACGCTGATGCCTCCACGTCAGGTCCAGAAATTCGTATTCCCGTCTAGCGGGCTGAGCGAGAACTTCGGATACGAAACTCAGCCCCCCGGCACGACCGTGTCCGCGCAGAACGTACGCGCGTACGATGAGTCGACGGGCAGGCTCAGGGGAGGCCAGCGTCCGGGCCTGAAGAAGTTTGTTTCGGACAAGTTCGACCTGACGAACACGACGGGAACAAACTCGAAGTCCTTCCAAAGCCTCCTGCAACTCACCGGCACGGACGTATCCGAGACTGTCGGCGACATGTCGCTCTCGATCCCCTTGAGAGATACGGGTGCCTCCAACGCAACCAAGGTCTTGACGAACAAGGACTTTCCGGGCGCGACAGGTTCGGTGGTCGCTAGGCGAACCTCGTCAATCGTGGAGCCTGACACTCCCGCCAACCCTCTCGTCGGTAGCGTGGACTGCATGGTCTACGACAAGGCGGGGAACCTGTACGTCGCTCACGTCGACCACGTGGACGAGGGCGGCTCGGTGTACCAGATCGGGATCACAAAGATTTCGCACACAGACGGCTCGCAGACAAGGGCAAATCTGGCCTATGCCGGTTCCGCCACCACGCACCAGCACAAGTCTGTCGGAGGGATTGGCCACTGGAACGGACACCTCTACCTCCTCTTGGTTTCGTTCACAGGAGACTCCGGAAGCGATTACCTCCTCTCCAACACCAGCTTAGAGGTCGGGCGGGTTGTCAAAGTCAAGGACGACTTGTCTGAGGTTGTCGAAAAGAGCGACGCCTTCGCCGCACCCTTCAACGGCACGACAGCCGGATCGGTTGACTACACGTATTCCAGAAACCAACTGGCTGTCGGCCACGACCGGCTTTACGTTGTTGGCTGTGCGACCAATGAAGGCCACAAAATCCGCATGTTCTGCTGGAGACTTGGCGTCCAGTCGCTAAGCAGTTCCCCAACATCCGTGACGGTCAAGGACGGGACAGAGGTTTCCAGCCCAGCCGGATATCCGCTAGAGGTTTGCCTCGGCAACAAGGGGGACGCCTTTGTCGCATACAGGCTGCTGGACAACGGGGCCACGACGTATTACATTTCCAAGGTCAAGCGGGACTTTTCCGGCCTCGACACGGATTATGGGACAAGCGGGACGGTAACCGGAACTAATGCAATCTACTCGATTGCGTACTGCACCCGCACAGACCGGCTGGCCGTGTCTGGGGCCACCGACGGGACCACCGGGGTCTTCTCTGGGATATCAAGCCATGTCGCAATGCTGCAAAAGAGTACAGGCACGGTCGCCGCGCCTTCCAACGGCAGTGCCGCCCGCCTTATCTCTGGCGTGAACAGCTGGGGAGCCATTCACGTCAAGAGCGACGGAGAGCTTGTCCTGTCGAGGATAAAGACCGGCACGACGATGGAGGTGGTGTCGACAACAAAGGTGTACGAGGAGTTCCTGTCGGCAACTGAAGGAGGGACCAGCGCCACCAACGTCTGGAACTCCGTGGTGGCAGACGGAGGGAAGGCCGACAACAACAAGGTCTACGACGCCACGCTTGTGCAGCTTGCTGGCGATAATAAGCCCGACGCCAGCCTGCTGACGGCCATGTACAACATTCCGGACGTGGACTACGGGGAAAAAACGACGATGCGGCAGTCGTACCTCGTGGGGGTGGGGGAGGGAAACGTCCGCGTCATGGAGGTGAACTCGTCTGCTGGAGAGCGGGACTGGGAAGACATCAACGGCGGCACAAACGCCTTGGATCACTCCTGCCCGGTCATTTTCGGCATCCCGTTCTACGGCACGCAAAACGCAACGTCCCTCGCAAGAACGACGACAGACCCATTTCAGCGACTCGCGGAACAAAAGGCCGTGTACGCCGCCTTTTACGTGGACGGCAGGAACAAGCAGCTGTACGACTTTTACGACAACAAGGTGAAAGGCTGGGTCTCCAACAAGAACATCGCGTCCGGTAGTGCATTTCCGCGTGACGCCGGAGGGATGTACCCCACGCTGATAGAAAGCTGGCGGGGCCGAATCGTCATGTCTGGCGTGCAAGGCGAGCCGCACAACTGGTTCATGACGGCAATTGGAACCACGGACGACTGGGAGTATCTCCCTACCGTCCCGACCGAGTACACCGCTGTTGCTGGCCACGTGTCAGATGCAGGAGAGATGCCAGACGTTGTTCGGGGGATGATCCCGTTCTCGGATGACGTGATGCTGTTCCTTGGGGACAGGTCCATCTGGCAGCTCTCTGGCGACCCCCAGTCCGGCGGACGCTTCGACCTGCTCTCAGACAAGGTGGGCGGGGCGTGGGGGCGAGCTTGGTGCAAGGACACGACCGGCACGGCATACTTTTTCGGCAGCACTGGCGGAGTCTACCGGATCGCGCCAAGAAGCTACCCGGAGAAAATCACAGCGGGCGTTATCGACAAACGGCTCAGGGACATCGACCTTTCCAACACGGTCGTCAGGATGGAGTGGAGCGAGAAGGCACAGGGCGTACACCTGTTCTTCACGAAGAACGATACCACCTCGATAGAAGACTGCCTCTTCTACGACGCGAGAAGTGGATCTTGGTGGCCCGACAACTTCGCCCACATTGCCCACAACTCCGCGAACGTGATGGTCTTTGACGGCGATGTTTCTGGCGACCGGGAAGTCCTCATCGGAGGCAGGGATGGCAATGTGTACAAGTTTGACCCCGACCAAGTCAGGGACCAAACGGACACGGGCCTTGTGGACATCGACAGCCACGTGTACCTTGGCCCGATAGGGAAGGGGCAAAGAATCGTTGTGGACGAGCTGTCCGGAAAGCTCGCCTTGGACTCCGGCACCGTCAACTGGAGCCTGTACGCCGGATCATCGGCAGAGGCCGCTTTGCCGGGAGACGTTGTGGGGGACGATGTCAGCGACACCACTCGCGGACTGACTGGCACTGGAAGCTGGGCGGTCTCTGTAATCGACGGCGACAATATCGGGAAGAACGTGGACAGGATGAGGGCGGTGGGCGACTCCATCTACCTCAAGTTGTACAATGACTCCTCCCCGACCAAGCGTTGGGCTTTTGAGGCTATCGAGGCCCAGTACCATCCCGTTGGCAGGCAGTCGAGCAGGTTACTATGAGCCAAAGACGCCCGGTAAGACTCGTGGGGCTGAGCGGGAGAGAGAGTAGGCACGCACGTGCTTTCTCCGGAGTCACCAATGTCGAGATCATGGGAATTGGCGTAGAGAACCCGGCAACATCCTTGGATATCGACGGGCACCTCACCCTTTCGATGCAGCAGGACCCGACCAATACAGGTCAGGGTCCGGCGGAAGAAAAGGCCGTGGTCTGGGTGTCTGACGGGAGCCACCCTCCATTCGACAAGGGGGACATCGTTGCCACAGTCCGGAGAACCATCTCTGGGGAGATTCAATACAAAGACTTCATTCTCGCCGACTGGTCTACCGGTCTGGAGACCGTGCTTATCACCGACGAGAACGGTGACTACGTCGTGTGTGCCGGAGTCGACTCGGACGACCCGGACGCCTACATTATCGGCGACTACAACGAGAGCTGATCATAATGGCAACATCAAAACAGATAAGGCAACTGAACGTACTGACGACCCACGACGCCGCTGCCTACTTTCTTGTCCAGAATTCGACATCCGGCTTCGACACGCACGCAATCCTGTCAGAGAACCTCTTCACCAGAGCCCTGTTCAACGGAATAGGGACCATCGGCGGAAGCGCGTCTGGGCTGGCTCACCAGCTGAGAGTCAAGTACAACGCCACGGAATACCTCGATCTGGTAGTCAACTCTCACGGCACCTCGAAGTTCATCTCCACAAACAACGCCGCCAGATCCGGGTTTGTGTTCAGTCCAGTAGACAGTGGCGGCAACACTGCAAACTTCTTCCGGGTCACCCAGCACGACGACTCCTCAGCCTTCGAGGTGGACGCTGCCAACAAGAGGGTCGGGATCGGCAAGGCCTCCCCCGCCACGGCACTCGACGTTGTTGGCGACATCACGGCCTCTGCTGGAGTTGTTGTCGGCGACTCCAGCCTGACGGGCAACGGCACAATCCGCTACAACACCGACGACATCCAAGGACGGATCGACGGAGCTTGGGTGTCACTGGCCACGCCCCCGGATGCCTCCCTCACGGTCAAGGGCATCGTGGAGCTTGCGACAACCTCGGAAACGACCACTGGCACGGACACGTCGCGAGCAGTCACTCCAGCGGGCGTACAGGCGGCCATAAACGACCTTGTGGACAGTGCCCCCGGAGCATTGGACACCCTCAACGAGCTTGCCGCTGCCATCGACGACGACGCAAACTACGCCACGACGGTGACAAACCTGCTGGCTACCAAGGCTCCTTTGGCAAGCCCGACTTTCACTGGCACAATTGCAATTCCGAACATCGCCAACTTGGAATCGGCTGTCGCGGCCAACACGGCTAAAGTAACAAACGTAACCACAAACCTTTCTGCCGTAGCCAACAACAGCTCCCTGACTGTGGTGTCTAGCGATGGCGACAACGCCGACCTCCCGGCTGCCTCAGCATCAGCTTGGGGGGCAATGACCGACGAGCAGGCGGCCAAGCTGGCCGGAATTGAAGCGGGCGCCGATGTCACTGACGCCACCAATGTAACTGCGGCAGGCGCGTTGATGGACAGTGAATTGGCAGACGTCGATGCAGTCAAGGCGACTACAGGCACTTTCCTGACGGCAGACCAAACAAAGCTGGACGGCATAGCCGTAAACGCCAACAACTACACCCTGCCAGCCGCCTCTACCACGGTGGTTGGTGGCGTCGAGTTGGCCACGGACGCGGAAACGACTACCGGCACCGACACCACACGCGCGGTTACCCCGGCGGGTGCAAAGGTAGAATTAGACAAGAAAGCTCCGCTGGCAAACCCGACTTTTACAGGCACGGTCGCAATCCCAAATATATCCAACTTAGAAACGGCTGTTGCGGCCAACACGGCCAAGGTAACAAACGTGTCTACAGACTTGGGAATTACCACAAGCGAAACGACAGCAACAATAACAAGCTCTGACGGCGACAATGCCACCATACCCGTTGCCACCACAAGTGTTGGCGGGCTTATGTCCAAGGCGATATTCGACCAGCACACAGCTAATGTGGCTAAAGCTACGAACGTCCCGACTTCACTGTCAACGGGCACCGTGAACGCAACCAGCTACGGCATAACGTCAGATGGAGGCACGAATGACGTAGTGATTGCACAGGCAGACACAAACAACGCAGGAGTGCTGAGCGCTGCCAAGTGGGACGAGATTGTTGCCAATACTGCAAAGGTTACAAACGTATCTACGGATCTTTCTTCTACAGCTAATGGGACTTCCCTAACTGTAAACTCCAGCGATGGCAACAACGCCTCTCTTCCAGCCGCTACAACGACAGCTTGGGGGGTGATGACTGATGAAGACAAAACCAAGCTGGACGGCATTGAAGCTAGCGCCACAGCAGATCAGACCGCTAGCGAAATACTGACCCTCGTGGAAGATGGCATTGATAGCGCCCATATCAAAACAGACGCCATCGTCGCCGCAAAGATAGCTGACGATGCTGTTCAGGCAGCACACATCGACGAAGAGCAGATATTCGGGTCTCACATTTACCCCGAAGCGATCTACGAGTCGCACCTGAACATCACCAACGCCGGGGCGAGCGGGCTTGATGGATACCTCCTTTCTTACAACCACAACGCGGTAACACCAGCGCAAAGTAACTTCACTTGGGTGGCAGGCACCTCGGCAGACATCGACAGCTACGACGCCGGGACAACGCTGCACCAAACGCAGGACCACTTCCTGTTCTCGGATAACGGCACAGAGAAGAAGATATCCTTCACGAATCTCGAAGACGCAATCTTCGGCAATGTGTCCAACCACATCACCATAGCCGCTGGCGGGGCAGCGACGCTTGCGGCCAACTCGGTCGGGGTAGACCAGTACGCCGACGACTCCATCCTTGAAGCCCACCTCGACTGCACGAACGATGCTGCTAGCGGCCAAGTTCTCTCGTACGACGGATCGTCAGGGTTCACTTGGGTCAGCGTGGCGACAGGGGCTAACGAGTGGACAGACAACGACGGGCACATCTCCCCGTCTGCCGGAACCGGCGAGAAGGTCACCATTGGCACAACGACGGTTTTAGACAACTCCACCCTGACGGTACTTGCCCCGAACGACGCAGACGAAGGGGCCTTCTGGTTTGAATCCACAAACGACGATGGAGCACCACTGGTCGGAAGTTTTTCCGGGCCAAACCGGAGTACGGCGATCAACAACGACGCTGCTCGTTTTGATTTCTGGCTGGACAACGACACCGAGGCCAAGCATTTGACGAGTCGGTTTTTCTGGCAATTTTCAGATGTGACCAACAATGACGAAGACGGAGCGTTTCTCTTCCAGACGATGTGCAAAGGTGAGATGCGAAACAACCTGTACGTGGCAGGGAATGGAGACAACTACTTCAGGAACTCAAGCTCCACTTCCAACTCCGTCACGGACGGAACGCTGACCCTGTGGAACGATGGGCACAATGTCAATCCGGCCAACGGATTCGGGCAACACATAGCCTTCCGCACCAAGACATCCGGTGCCGCCGGGCCGGGCAATGAAGAGATCGGGACAACGCTGGCGTCCGTCATCGAGGACAAGACTGGCGGTGCGGAAGACTTCAAGTTCGTCGTGAACCTCATGGAGGGCGGGGCGACAGCGGCTGAAAGATTCAGCGTGTCCAGCAACGGATCAGTGTCTGCACACTACGGGTTCTATGGCGGGTTCATAACGCTGGACCCGTGGGGGACCGGTACCGGAGAGACCGGCTCCGTATTCCTCAAAGAACTGGCGGCCAACGGAACGAACTACGTCAAGTTGCACGTCCCAGATGCGTTGGCTGCAAGCTACACCCTGACCCTTCCCGCCGACGACGGGGACTCTGGCGAGTTCCTGCAAACAAACGGCAGCGGAGTTTTGAGCTGGTCTACAGCTACAGTAGACATCAATGGGCAGACTGACCTCGCAGCCCCTGCTGTAGGCGACGAGTTATTGATTTCTGACATATCTGCCACCAACGCTGTCAAAAAAGCAGACGTGGCCAGTATTGTAAACCTTGCAGACCACGACGCTCTGACAAACTTTGTGGAAAACGAGCATATCGACTGGACTGCTGAGAGTGCGGGCACAATACACTCTACTAACTACACCAACACAACTTACACCAAGGCTTCTTTTGATTTAGACCACCTGTTCACTTTGGTTGGGGCCGCTTCTGATGCCTCCGAGAATCTTGGAACATTCACTGGCAGCACAATCGCAGACAATCAAACAATCAAAGCGGCTCTTCAGGCGTTGGAAACTGCCGCCGAGGCCACTGTGACTGTAGCGCAGGGCGGCACCGGGATCACGGCGATGGCCGACAAGGCGGTGCTGATAACGCAAGATAGCGGCACGGACACCGTCTCGGCAGTCGCCATGTCGTCTAATGGCCAACTCCTCATAGGAGGGGCCAGCGGCCCTGCGGTCTCCACCCTGACGGCGGGGACCAACATCACTATCACGAACGCTGACGGGTCCATTACGATTGCGGCGGACGCTGCGGGTGCAGTGTCCGCCGTGACGAACGGTGATGACAACCGGGTTGCCACCTTCACTTCTGCGGACGCCCTGAACGGCGAGGCGAACCTTACCTTCGACGGAACCACGCTTCATGTACAAAACAGTTCATCAAACACCGCCGAGGTGAAGATCGGCAAAGGCGAGGCTGTAGACGCCAAGGTGCAATTCGATGGAAACGGAGAGGACTTCTACATCGGCGTGGATGACACGGACGACGACCTGAAGATCGGCTACGGTTCCAGCATGGGCACAACGTCCATGATAAATATCGGCGAAGTAGGGTCGACAGGTAGGTACGATGTCAGGTTTGGGGTAGACGACACTGGCTACGATGTCACCTTCTACGGAGCCTCGTCCGGCAGCTATATGCGGTGGGACGAAAGCGCGAACGGGTTGAGGCTGGTCGCCGCCGACTATGTTCAGGAACAGATGCCAGCCCTGAACGTGGGGGCCAGCTCGGGCTCAGGCAACGCCATGGCGGCAGCGATGCTTGACGAAAGCACCACTGGCTCGGGCGTTCACGACATTATTGTCATAGACTGGTCGCTGGGAAACTACGCTTGGGTGACGCTTGAAGACAACGTGATAAGGTTGTGCTTCAAGAATATGAAGAGGGGCGGGAGGTACATCCTGAGACTTGAGCAACCCGCCGGTGCCAATTACACCGTGGCTTGGGACGACATAACCGAGGTTGCCGACCCTGACGCTGACGGCAGTGACGACTTCACCAAGGTCAGGTGGATCGGCGGGACGCCCCCCACGATGACAGCATCAAACGGAAAGACAGACGTATACGGATTCCTTTGCACCAGAAGTAACGGCTTGCAGATGGACTGTTTTGTGATCGCTCAAAACTTGTCAGCAGACGCACACCACAGTTAGGCCTGTCATGGTTCAGAACCTCACATTAGACGCAACGGTAAGCAACAGCTCCAGCTTCGACGACGGGATGATGGGAACGGACGACCTGCACACGCTTGCTGATGGCACTACCGCAGACTCCCCCTCAGGAGACTACATCAGGGGATCAAGTGCTACGGACGGGCTCATAATGCACCTCTCGGACGCGGATGACCCGGAGGTGGCAACCGGACACAAGATTTACTACGACGTAGGTTCGCAGACTGGCCCGCCACCGCCCGGCGGCGGCGCCACGACGATGTATTTCTCCCTCCTTCAGGGCAGCACCGAAATTGTGTCCGACGAGGAGATAGCAGACACCAGCGACGGGACATTTGGAACCTACACACTGTCAGCGTCCGAAGCGAATAGCATCACGGACTATGACGATCTGCGAATTGAGTTGAAGCTGTCGGGGAGCGGCTTATCCACCCACCTGTACTGCATCTACATGGAAATCCCCGACGCGCCTACCCAGACGTTGTCACCAGCATTTTTGATGTTCATGGAGTGAGACATGGCGGAAATAACAGCGAGCTTTGGGGGCAAGGAAATCTCCGTCACCTACCCGGACGAGATGCTCGGACGGGCAGAGGACGCATTTGTCGCGGTCAAGAGCCGTGGGTGGCAGGAGTTCTGCGCCGAGAGGCTGGACGCCTTAGACGAGGACGAGCCTTCGGAAGAGCAGCTCGAAAGTTGGAAGTACGAGTTCACAGTGAGTTGCATCGTGGGCCACGTATCCAGAACAATACGACAGCACGCCATGCAGTCCGCCTTGGAGGGAGTGGAGAAGGAGGCCAAGGCTTCTGTTGATGCAAGCTTGGATCAGATTGAATTGACTATTGAGTAACGGGAGGTTGAGATGAAGCTTGAGTTGAGTATCCCTGAGTCGGTCGTCACCGCTGTGTGCGAGGTTAAGGAAAAGCCTGAAGAGCAGGAGTCCGAAGATTTCGTGAAGAACATCATCATCAACACGCTCCGCCTCTTTTACGTTGAATACAAAAAGAAGAAACTGGAGGAGGCGTCGCTCGCGGGCCACGTCGAAGAGGCCAATGCCTTGACGTTTGAAGGTGAATAGAAATGCCGCAAAACACAACAGATCCTCTCTCCGCCCTTGGTCTTATCAGAGACCCTGCGTCGGGTTCGTGGAGCTACACTCCGCAAAACTTGCCCACCCTCTCAGCTGAAGAGCTGGGCAGCATGAGCAATCCGCAGCTCCGCGCCCACGTCTACGAGCAGGCCCAAGTTACAGACGCCAGAAATCGCGACGCCCAGCTGGGAAAGCAGGCGGCTGGCCTGAATTACGGCGAGCAGTCGATGGCGGTGAGCCGGGAGGCCTTGGAGGGCTTCGGCACAGAGGCGAGGCGGGCGATAGACGCAAGCTACCAGCAGCAGCTTGCAGGCATCGACCCCCGCATGGCCGGGACAACCGTCGCCGCGTCGCAGCGAGGGGCGGCCACCAGAGACTATCGCACGGCCTCGTCTGATCTTGAGCGGCAGATTGCTCAGACCAGAGCCAATGTCATGCGCCCAGAGTTCCGCAACATGCAGGACTTGATCACCGAGAGGACCGACACGGGGCCGGACCTCGGTGCCATCCAGCAAATGCTGTTTGAGAGCGGTGCGTCTGGGGTTGGTTCGCGAGGAGTGGATGCCCCCGAGTGGTGGGAAGGCCCGCTGGTCGGTGCTGCCACCAACTGGTTCACCACCCCCACCGGCCCCGGCCAATCGTCGCCTCTCGGGAATGTGGTCAACGAGCTTATCGTGGACCCGCTGACAAACATGATCGGTGGCGGGGGCGGAAACCAGTCTTCCGGGCTGGACTATGACATCATTCACGGTCTGGACATGCCACCGATTCAAGGCGCGGGGTACTCGGACCCGACCACGCAGTACGGGCCGGTGATGAGGGGCAGCAGTCCCGACGACGTGGGCTTTCTCGAAGGGGCGTGGGACGCGACAACGGAATTCGTCTCGGACGCAGGCGACTGGGTCGGAGACAATGTCGGAGAACTCATAGGCGGCATCGGCACCGCAGCCAAGCTGACAGGAACAACCCTCGCCGGGGCCGGGACGGCAATCGCTGGCGGTGCATCTGCG